AACACGTCAGCAGATTGCACATAATGCACATCAAATAATTCTGCTTCTAAATATGGACTAGGTACTTCATATGTAAGATTTGCAGGCAATGGATACCAATTAGTTGCGTTAGGTGGCTGAACATTTGAATGAGCTGTCTTTGCGTAGTAATTCGTGCCACCTTGTAAGGCTATATCGCCAACTGTGTAGTTAGTACTGTTACTCCATGCTGAACCTGCGCTATAAAGTAACGTCTGACCCTGCGTATGAAACCTAAAATATTGATCACCCATCTCGATGACCATTGTTTGGGTTGTGTTAAATGTAAAAGATATTAATCTTGTTGCTTTAGTACTGTCTTTAACTGTGTTTACATATGCAAAACCAGGTCTGTTTTGTGCTGGCCCTTGTGGTTTGACAATGAAATTACGCATCGTTGCCGCACCTTGTTGGAATTTTTGATCAGCAATGCGACCAAACATTTCTGGTGATATCTCGCCTCCAGAAAATGCTTGTTTAAAGGTGCGTGTAGTTGGCATTGCTTATCTCCCAGAAGTCCAAGGAACGATATGTTCTACAGATATATCTCTTTGTAGATTGTCTGATTGTTTAGCCTGCACTAGATAGCCTGCCATCATCTGTGTACATCGTTTCGCTTCTGCTGCTCCCTGATCTCCCTTAATTACAGGACCAGCCAACATAGAAGCTAAATGCCATGACAAGCTAATAACAAATAAAGGAGAAAATAATGAAGGGTCGGTTACATATGCTTGATATCTCAACATTGCATTCTCTTGGTTCGTATATATAAATGCTCCTTCTAGTGCAAATTGTTGTGGTGTATATTGTCCAGCTACAATTGTTGGTGCAAAATTAGCCGTTAAGTTACCAGGCGTATCACCAGCGGACATTCTTGTTGCGTAATCATTTTCAGAACTTGGAGAGATTATTGCAATAGCTGACATCATGTCGCTAGGTGCTACATATGCATAATCCCATTGCTCAAGGGTATTAGTTGTAAGTGCTAAATTCCCCCGCTTAGACGCAAAGTTCCAAGCATGCAATTCAAGCAAAGTGTTTCTTGCTATCGGATAGAAACGTGCAGCCTTTTCTGCCTGCGCTGATCCTTCTGGTGGGGATAGCGAAGCTATTGTTGCATCATCACCCAAGTGTGCTAGGGCAAGATTACAGATGTCTACTTCAGTTGCCATAGGATCTCCTAAAAAAAAGGGAGGTTAGCAGTATTACTACTAGCCTCCTATAAATCAATAAGAAGACCAATGCCTACTTCTTTGCTTCTTCAAGTTGAGCAATAAGAGTTTCTCTGGTTTTGTTCTTATTTAGCTCAATGCCAAGAGAACGACCATAGTCTTCAAGCTCTGCCTTAGTCATTGCATCATAATCAACAGATTCAGCAGTTGAATCATCAATTACTTCTTCAATGACCTCCGCAGAAGCCGGAGTACTTGGAGATTCAGCACCACTAATTAATTTAATGTGACTGCAAGGCTCTCCATTGTACTCAAACTCTTCATCAGCTTCTCGTAAGCTATTGCCTACGAAACACTTGATTTTAGCTTTATAAATAGGCATAGGTTATTCCTCATTAAGTTACGGTAAAGCCAGAAGCGTAGTACTTCTGTCCGTCACCGATGGTTTCTACTACGTCAGCAGTAACTTTTCCTGCATTGTAAGTACCAGATACTGTGTATCTTGCACCTAGATATCTCTGGCCTTTGCCAGCAATATCAGGATTAATGCGTACTACTACGTTCTTACCTGCTGTAAGTGATGCTGTTACGATCGCATCGCTGCTACCAATAACAGTAGGACTAGACAGGTTAGCGTTTGCACTAGAAACAACTTCAAACTTTACGCTTGTACCATTTGCTAATGCAGTGGTAACGCAAAAGTTCATGTATAAAGCAGTACCTTCACCAACATCTCTAGCAACACCTAAATCAATAGTGTCAGTAGAAAAGGCAGTTGTGGTAATTGCTTGATCTTCGCTTACTCGAAGCAGCTTGTCTGTAATCATTTTAAAGCTCCAAAAAGGATGAATAGGTTAACTAACAACAGATTCGGTGTTAAGTAGCGCATCTACTTTTCTTAGAGGAACACCTAAGAATGTTAGGTAGCTTTGTGCTGATCCAAACTGAGATAAACCATCTTGAATGTTCAAGACTGATTGTGATTTATCTAGCGCAGAAATAGCCATACCTGAGTGAACTGTTCTGTTCATGTAGAAGGCTGCTCTACCCATCGCCATATTAGGAATTCTGTACAACGCTCTAGCCATTAACTTGACAAGAGAAGTTGCAGCAGTATTGGCTTGTGTACCAGTAACTCCTAATAGGTCAGAGATATCAATGTTGCAAATACGAACAACGTATCTCCAGTCTTTAACGACCAAACCGTTCTTCCACTGGTAACGAGTAGCAAAAGCTTGAAGCCTTGTGCCATCGCTGTTGTAGACAGTTTGCTCGCCTAGATCTTCGTGTGTTAAACCTGCTTTAGATCCTTTAGGGAAAGGACAA